CGGCTGAACCCTTCGCCAGAGCCAGCCTTTCGGCCTCCGCAGCCGCGGTTGCAGCCTTCTGTGCTGCCAGATCCTCCTTGTCCACCAGCTTTTTCTTCGGCTCGCCGCCGCCGCTCATGCCTTGTGCGTGCATCCCCTCGCGGCCGGCGTCGGCTGTCCCGACGTTGTAGCGTGCTCCAGACTGTTCTTCCGCTAGGTATTTCATCATGGCGGCGTGGTCGATCTCCTGCTGGAGATACCAGGTATGAAGATCCCTGAACCAGTTGGCGATGGGCGTTGCGCCTGCTGAAACCTGGGCGGCATACTCCTGTTGCGCAATCTTCAGCCGGCCGATGGACTGCTTGGAATCCTCCAGGTTTTTCAGTGATTCATCGGTGATGATCTTCGCGCCTTCGGTCTTTTTCAGGTTCTCCACGAACTCGGCGAGCTGCTGGCCGGACATGGCCCCGCTGCGACCAAGCGCCTGGATCAAAAACTGCATCCGCTCCGTGGGGGTCGCCATGCTCTCGGCGATCTCCTTCACCTTCGTCACATACTCCACGAAGGTCATCCCCTGGAGCGCCGCCTTGTCTGAGGCCACCCCGTTGGCGATGAGCACATCGCTGTTGGCCTTGATGCCCCGCTGCATGCCCACCATGAGGCTCTGCAACTGCTCTGTGCCTCCACCACTTAACTCCATGGCGGCGGTGTACTGGTTCATCTCGACCACCGAGGCCCCGGTCGCGTACTGGAGCACCTTGAAGGTCTCGGCCAGTTCGTAGGTCTTTTCGACCGCCTCACCCACGTAGTCGAAGCCCTTTTTCAACGCCTCGAACGCGAGGCCCACAGCCCCCAGTGCCAAGGATGCTGTTCCAACCTTTTCGAACGACTCGATCAGTGACCCCAGGTCCCCTTGAATCCCCTCTGTCGCGGCCTGGATGGCCCCCTGGCTGTCCTTCATCCCCTGAAGAAGGCCATGAATGTCTGAGGTAAATTTGACTGAGAGTTCCTTGTCGTCTGACATTCCTACCCCTGCAGTTGGCGGACCCAGGCTTCCAGTGCTTCAGGACTCATAACTTCGTGTTCCTCTGGCGGCTCGATGCCGAGATAGGCCTTGACCATCAGGTGGAGCGGTGGGCATTCGGACCAGTAGTCCAGGAGGTCTTGGACCTCGGGCCACGGGGTGGCGTCCAGTTCGTGGATGGTCCATCCCGTGGTCGTAACGATGAGCCCCGTGAGGCGGCTCCAGTTCAGGGGTTCTGAGGAACTGGAGCTGCGTCTTCCGGGCGGGCGAAGGTGACGGTGTAGAGGTCTGCCGCCCCTGCCTGGATGGCCCCAGGAGACAAGGAATCGAAGTCCTCGTCCGGAAAGGCCAGCTTGAGAAAGGTGATGCAGTTCTCGGTGCGCTGGATGGGGTCGAGCCCCGTGACGGTGAGCCCGTCCACCGCTGGGGAGTTCGCCTTGAGGACGCCATAGGTGAGCGCGGGAATCGGCTTGCCGAAGAGAGTCGCCATGGCCTAGTTCCCCGTGTAGAGCGTGGCCACCTGGCCCGCTGCGTTGGCGCTGCACTCGAAGTCCACGGACTTCTCCATGAACCCGGTGTTCTTGAAGGCCAGGGAGAGCTTGGGGATGGAGACCACGGGCAGGTAGATACCTGCGGGGCTGGCGATGTTCGCGCCGGAAGCGGCGGCCTGATAGAGGTTGAACAGCCGGAGCCCGAACGTGGTGTTCGTGCCCATCATCTGGTTGGTGTAGCTGATGGTCGTGCCCGTGCTGGCAGCCGTGTACATGTAGCTGACCTGCATGACGTGGCCGTTGTCAGCCGCGGCGAAGGTGTAGACACCCGAGCTGGTGGGCGGAACGTACTGCCCCGTGGCGGGGGCAGAGGCAACAGCGGTCAGGAACTTGTTTGCCGTCACGTCGAACACACCCAGGTCGCCACCAGCCACCGTAAGGGCGCCCTTGACGGTGGTATAGGTGCCAGCCGCCAGGGTAAACTGCTCGGCGTAGATCGGTTGGACGGACCCGACGGCGCTGCTGGAACCAGCCAGGATGGCGCTGATGAGGCCGCCAGCGAAGTACCCGGTTTTGAATTTGCCGGACAGCTTGCCTTCGGCCTTGGCCTTGTCCACTGCGAACTGGAGGTTGCCCACCAGGTCCACGATCTTGAAGGAGGCATCCAGGCTGATGTCTTGAAGCACGGCAACCACGATCGGAGTCACCGTGCCGGTGAGGTTGGGGGCAAGGGTCAATAGACCCGTCCCGAAAAGGGGTTGCGACATGGTGATCTCCGAGGGGGCCGTTTCAAAGCGGCCAAAGGAGTGGGGTTAGAACAACTTGGCGATGCGGGCCTTGAGGGCTTCCTTCTCGCTGGAGATGTAGTTGTGGACGGTGGTCGGGACCTCGGCCATCGTGTTGCGCACCACGTTGGCCCAGAAGGCTTCGACTTCGGCGTGAATGGCTGCGAGCTTCGCGTCCACCTCAGCCTCGATCTGCTGGACGACGGAAGGTCCAGGAGCAACCGCCGCGTCAGCCCCCCCTTCATCGGGGGTGATGGCCGCCGTCACGGACGGCGTGGGAGTTTCAGGGTCTTCAGGCATAGGGCCTCCTTTAGCGAACTTCAACTTCGATTGGGAAGATCAGGAACAGCGAGTCACCCAGCACGCCCTCGTCTGACCAGACAGGGCCGGAAATCCAGGCGTGGCGAATGCGCCCCAAGGTGTCGCCCAGGACCTGGACCTGCCCGGGAAATCCCGGCCAACCCTGGACCACGACGGGCACGATGGCCGCCTTGATCGCCTCCAGGAAATTGTTGAGCACCGTGGAGGGCGCGACGGGCGGATTGGCTTGGGCGTCGCTGTTGTGCAGGTAGCAGTAGATGATGTGTTCGTACTTCCAGCCCGTGGGAAGCCCGTCTGGATCGTTGATTGGGGTGGGATCGCCCATGGTCTGGAACAAAGCGGGCATGTCTTCGGTGGGCACTTCGCCGATGGTCTTGAGGATCCGACTGGAGAACTTCAGCCCCGACGTAGTCTGGAGCTTGGCGAACAGGGCAACGGCGATGCCTTCGGCGTCGTAGGTAAGGGTCATTTGACCGCCTCCTTCAGCGCAGCGGCGAGGCCCGCCGTGATCTCAGGACCGAGGGCCCCGAGAGCAGAACGAAGGAAGGACCGCTCGGGGATCTTGGAGCCCGGGTGATGCACGGCGCGGGCGAACTGCATGGAGCCCTCGCCGATGGCCCTGGAGACGGCCCCAGCTTTGCCTTTGGCGTAGCGCCCGCCCTTGGTCGTCATGCTCTCCCTGGGGCCGATGAAGCCTGCCCGGGCGAACATGAGGGCCTTGCCATGGATCGGAAAAATGTCATGCGCCTTGGTCTGGCCACCCATCTCGTGGATGCGGGCGTAGACGACGTTGGTGCCGACGATTCCGGCGAAGGTCGTGCCGTCGTCCGTGGCCTTGGCGGTGATGGAACCCTTGAGCCGCCCGGTTCGGGTGTGCAAGGCCTGGCCGGTGAGCTCATTCTGCTTCACGTAATTCTGGAGCATGATCGCCAGGCGCAGGACGGCGCGTTTCATGCTGTCCCGCGTGCCCGCTTGCAGGCTCTCCATGAAGGAGAGAACCCGCTCGGACCCGATGAGTTCGGCGGCGATCATGATTAGCCCACATTCCGGCGCGTGTAGCGCTCAAGAATCAGCGTCACGTCCAGCGGCGCCCAGGTGGCGAGGTAGGCTGCCGTCATGCGCCCGCCCACGGATTCAGAGGACTTCCCCTGCCGGTTGCGGTTGCGGAACAGCCAGCCCACCAGGGCCCAGACGGCGTACTGCAGGTCCATGGGAATCGCGGAAATACCGCTATAGCCCGCCGTGTAGTTCACTTCACAGTTCTGCTCTCCTCGGGTGAAGAGACACCCGGCCAGACGAATCTCCTGGCGCATGGGGTCGAAGGTGTAGCCATAGAGTGGGTAGGGGTTCGTTCCGGGCGTCACCAGCGGGATGCTGATGCCGTCGATGTTCACGAAATTGATGGTGGCGGGGCCGTAGGGGACCACGATGGTCTTGCTGCCCCAACCCGAGAAAAACCAGTCGTAAGTGGCTGACAGGATCGGGTTGTCCGTGAAGTCCTGAATCAGGGTGGAAGCCGCCGTGATCAAGGAGGCCAGCACGACGTCGCTGTTCGTGGTCGTCTCGTTCAGGTACGCTTTCACGTCTGACAGAGCCGCCATGTCGTTCGCTGCCATGCTGACCTCCTTTCTTCACGGGCGTGTGACTACTTACCTTCAGGGCGCTTATCGAGCCCAGCGCCCGCGCTGTGGAGGACACCGTAGGCAACGACCTTTCCGCCTTCCAGCTTCACGATCTTGTCGCCGTTCTTCGCCTCTCGGCCATTTCGGTAGTGCATGATGTTTCCTTTCAGTGGTGGAATTCGGGCGTGGAGGTGACCAGGGTCTAAACGAGCCCCTGGATGATGCCGAACGCAGGCGCGAAGTGCAGTTCGAGGTTGGCGTCGCAGTAGACGCCCATCTCATGCAGGCGCTTGTACTGCGGCCATTCGATGCCGTAGTAAGGCT